CCAGGTTGTACCACTCAGGTGCGATTCCAGTGGAAATAACTGGTTTCGTGTGGTCTCTCGTGGACACGGAATTCTGTGTCCAACGTACCGATGGTTCGGCCTCAATCAAAAACGGTTTGTTGCCCTTTCGGACAGGTCGTCTTTGCTTTGGACCATCTAACCGCCTAAGCTGGTCTAGTAATAGACCAACGTAGCTGACGTCAGTAGTAATACTGCGATCCACGACGTGCTTAACAACGAAACCCTCTTGGTAAAGGGTTTTGAAGTTGTAAGAGGCACGTCTAGGTACGGTTTCATCAAGATTTCCTATGAAACCGCCATCACCAAAACCTTCTGGAATCCAGAAACGAAATCGTTTCGGGACGACATGGGTCAGGCGATAGAACAGAGCTCTAAACCGGTCGTCACAGAATGAGTTAACTCCCATTCGGTGACTAAGGCGTCGGACACTGTTCGCGAAGCGGTAAACCGCTTGGATCGAGTCAATATTCCTTTTCAAGAATATGGGTTTTACATCGTTACCGCCGTACCAGTGCGCTCCACAACTTTCCCGAAAAGGCGAAGTTGAGTGGGTTTTCTTGAAGTTAAATAAAAACCCCAAGCGCTCTGAATAATAGGCGAAGGCGTCTAGAGCTTGAACAGGGATGATAACATCGTCCCCATAGACTTTCACGTCCTGAACTGAACAACGAGTATCTTCAGCGCAAATTGTAGCAAGCGCATGAAATATGAGGGACTCCAGCTCAAAAGTGAATCCGTTACCCATACTTGAGAATTTCTCCCAAGTAATGCGGGTACCGTCTAGACTACCACTATCGGATCTGGCACAGCACATAAGCTCAAACCAAGAATCTGGTAGAATCTCACGCACTAGCTGATACGATATAGTGTCGCTCGCTGACGAGAAGTCAACAGTCGCCAGGTGACCGTCCCTACTTGCAACACGGGACGATTCCTGATTAAGTGACTGGTCATCGAGGTTGACACCCCACTTCCGAAGCTTTCGACGTAAAACCGCGCCAATGCCTTTCTGAAACCAGATATTTAGTCCGGGTTCAATGGCAATAACGCGGTCGATATCGGAGTTCTTCGG